CGCCGCGGTGTGGGCCACCAACAGCCAGGAGGCCCGGTTCGGCGAGTTCTCGCAGACCGAGCTGACCGGGTACCTGCGTGCGCACCAGGCCGACATCGGCGATTTCTTCTTCATGACCGACACGCCGGCGTACTACATGCCCGGCGGCGACCTGATCAACATCGGCGCGGACACCGTCGCGGCGATGGACACCAACCACGTCTCCAAGATCCTGGAGATGCAGGCCGAGTTCGGCGAGGCCCACGAAAGCGTGCTCGAACTGGCCTCCCGCGTGGCCGGCGAAGAGCGTGACTTCACCTCTTCGGAGATCCGCTGGCGCGACCCGCGCCTGCTCAACCCCGCGGTGGTCGCGGACGCAGCCGTGAAGAAGAAGTCGATCGGCATCCCGCTGACGATGATCGCCGAAGAGATGGGCGAGTCTCCGCAGCGGGTGCAGCGCCTGCGCACCGAGTCGGCGGCGGAGCAGATCCGGGCGCAGGCGATGGCCCGGGCGGTGGCAAACCCGCCGGCCCAGCAGCCCCCGGCGATCGGCGGCTCTGGTGGCTGAGCGGGAGCAGGTGGCGCTCATTGCCGCCTACGGCGCGGCGGGCCAGGATCTGCGGGCCAGCGTCGCCGACCTGGTGGCGCTGTACTGGGCGGACCTGCCCGGCTGGCGCGATGACGACCTGGCCCGCTGGCTGCAGGTGATCGTCCCGCTCGTGACCGGCGGGCAGCTGCAGATGGCGCAGATGACCGCGGCGTACCTGTCCGACCTGCTCGGCGACATGCTCGGCGAGCAGGTGGATCCGGCGTTCGTGGACGTCGACCAGCTTGCCGCGATCCGCGGCGTTGACCCCGAGGTCGAGTGGGCCCGGCCGTTCGTGACGGTTAGAACGGCGCTCGCCGCTGGCAAGACCCTCGACCAGGCGTCCGCCGAAGGGCTGCACCGGGCGCAACAGCTGGCGGCGACCGACGTGCAGTTGGCGCGCACGCACACCGCACGGGCGGCGCTCGCCGACGATGACCGGGTCGTCGGGTACCGGCGAGTGCTGGTCTCCGAAGAGAACTGCGGACTGTGCGTCATTGCCTCAACGCAGCGGTATCGGCGCGGTGACCTGATGCCGCTGCACGCCATGTGCGACTGCGCGATAGCGCCGATCGTGGGCGATGAGGACCCGGGTCAGGTCATCGACCAGGAGCTGCTCGACGCGGCCCGCGACGCGATCGACGCCCAGTTCGGGGACGCCGCGGCTGACATCCAGTCGGGCGCCGACCTCCGCAAGCTGGTGCTGGTCCGCGAGCACGGCGAGATGGGGCCGGTCCTGACCGTGGCCAGCCACGAATTCACGTCGGCTGAAAGCCTTGATATCTAGCGAGAATGCTTTGAGCCCAAGGGATCAGATCCTCCGGGCGCTGCCCGGCCGGGTGGCTTGAGCACCACAGCTCCAGGTTCTCAAGGCGGTTGTCGTCCCTGACGCCATTTCTGTGATGGACAGTTTCGTCGGCAAGAAGTTTTCTCCCAATGTGCTGCTCCATGACGTGCCGATGTTCAAGAATCTCCTGGCCGGGGGGCAGCCCTGCGGCCCGCCCTCGAAGAACGGCGTAACCGCCGGGATTCAGCGTTCGATACTGGCCGTAGCCTCGCCACGGTAGGGACAGCGGCACGCCGTCCTTACGCCGCTGGTTGTGTCGTGCGCACAGTCCGTGGGCCTCGTGCGGGCGGGCGCAATCCGCGACAGCGCAACCCCGCTCCGGCCTGCGCTCCTGGAGCGGACCATCGAGTGGTCGTCCAGATTTGGACCGTTGGTAGTGGCCCGGGCACATGCCAAGCGATGTGCCCGACCGGCCGCAACCTTCAACCGCGCACACTTTCGTCTGCCGGCTGGTAACTCGAAATGGTTCGTCCATTGGCTTGCCGAGCTGCTGTCGCCTGTAGTGAGCGCGACACAGTCCTTTCGCCAACGCGGATCGATCGCACCAGTCAATAAGACACGTCTTATGGGCCACTGCGCCAGGTTACCAATTCACTGGCCAAAGTTTTACTCCCCTCCTGGGAGGTAGCGCACACGGCGCGCGCTCAAGCGCCGGGTACCAGCCGACGGGCTCACGGAGAAGAGAGATCATGCCGCGCACGCTGCCCACGCATCCGACCCTGCGTCACCCCCGTACCGGCGAACCACTGCAGGCGCTGTACCACACCAAGGCCGGCCATCTCGTCTGGCCGCAGATGGGCGGCGACGGCACCGACGACGACCCGGCTGGCGACGGCGGCGGCGAAGCGAAGTTCACCCAGGCCGACCTCGACCGCCTCATCGACGCCCGACTCAACCGCGAGCGGGCGAAGTACTCCGACTACGACGAGGTGAAGGCCAAGGCCGCCAAGCACGACGCGGCAGAAGCGGCGAACCAGTCCGAACTGGAGCGGGAGAGGGCCGCCCGGGCGAAGCTCGAAGCGGACCTGGCAGCCGAGCGGACCGCGACGCAGAAGGTGCTGCGCCGTTCGGCGATCGGCGACGCGGCTACGGAGGCCGGAGCGATCGACCTCGACGCCGTCCGGGCGCTGCTGGCGGACTCGGACACGATCACCGTTAAGGACGGCGCGGCCTCCGGGGCGACCGAAGCGGTCGCCGAGCTGAAGAAGGCCAAGCCGCACCTGTTCAAGGACACCACGGCGGCCGGTGCTGCCGGCCGGGCCGGGGCGCGAGGCTTCGACCAGGGCGCCCGCGGGGCCGGGGAGTCCAAGCCGTCGGCGGCGTCAGGCGCGCAGCTGTACGCGGATCGGCACCCGAAGAAGAGCAACTGATCCCCAGGAGGGGCACACCATCATGGATCTTTCGATCCGTACGGAGACCTTCGGGCAGGACGATCAGTCCTGGCTCGGGTCTGCGCACGGCACCAACTCGGCGCGGACCATCACGCTGGACACCTCGACCTTCACGGAGGGCACCCACTACCCCGACGGGTACTTCAAGAGCGGCATCCCGCTCGGGAAGATCACCGCGAGCGGGAAGTACGGCCCGTACGCCGGCCGGACATCCGAGATCCAGACGATCACGATCTCCGCGACCGGCGGCACTTTCACGGCGACTTTCGAGGGTGCGACCACTGCCGCGGTGGCGTGGGACGCGTCGGCGGCGACGTTCAAGACGGCGCTGGAGGCGCTGGCCACGATCCAGCCGGGCGACATCACCGTCACGAAGGCCGGCGACGTTTTCACGGTCACCTTCGTCGGCAAGTTCGCCGGCGAGAACGTCACCGTGATGACGACCAACGCCGGCTCACTGACCGGCGGCGCCGGCACCGCTGTCGTCGCCACCGGCACCGCTGGTGGCGCGGCCGCCACCGACGGCACGGAGATCTTCGCCGGGTTCCTGTTCTGCGCGGTCAAGGCACCGACCCTGACCACCACCGACGTGGGCGCGGCGATGCTCGACCACTGCCGCGTCGTCGAGTCCAAGCTGCCGATCGCTGTCGACGCCGCAGGCAAGCGCGACGTCGCCGGCCGAATCATCTTCGCCTGAGAGGGGTGACACAACATGCTGCTGAACACTGACTACGTCGCCCCTGCGGAGCTGACCGGCTACGTCCGGGCCGCCGCCGCCGACCAGCCCGTCAACCGGTTCGTGCTGCGGCGCTGGCTGCCGGACCGGCTCATCGACGACCTGCAGTACCGCTTCCGTCGCGGCGGTGAGGGTCTGATCGAGGCCGCCGCGTTCCGGGCGTGGGACGCCGAGTCCCCGATCGGGGCGCGCGTAGGCGTGACCCGGGTGACCGGCGACCTGCCCCCGATCTCCCGCAAGGTCCGCCTCGGTGAGTACGACCGGCTGGTCCAGCGGCGCGCGGGCACCGACGCGATCCGCAACGAACTGCTGACCGACGCGGAGCGGATGGCTCGCGCGGTCGCCGCCCGCATGGAACTGGCCCGCGGCGACGCCCTCGTCAACGGCTCCGTGACGATCACCGAGAACGGCCTCGTGGGTTTGCAGGCCGACTTTGGCCGGGCCGGCGGGCACTCGGTGACTGCGGCGATCAGCTGGGCAACCGCGTCCACGGACGTCCTGGTCGACATGCTGACCTGGCGCGACACGTACGTGGCGACCAACGGCGTCGAGCCCGGTGCCATGGTGTTCTCCCGGACCGTCCTGGGCTACCTGCAGCGCAACACGGCCCTGCGGACCCAGTCCGCGACGGTCGTGGGCGCGCCGAGCATCATCAGCGAGTCGACGCTGCAGGCGCTGTTCCAGGCGAACGGACTGCCGCCGTACTACCTGGTCGACTCCCGGGTGAACGTGTCCGGGGTCGCAACGCGGATCATCCCCGCCGACGTGTTCCTGTACCTGCCGGAGCCGACCGACGACCCGGACGGCACCGACCTCGGCGCGACGCTGTGGGGTACGACCGCTGAGGCGCTCGACCCCCGCTACGAGCTCGCCGACGACGAGCCCGGCATCGTCGCCGGGGTCTACGGCACCGAGGACCCGATCGCCATGTGGACCAAGGCGGCGGGGGTCGGCCTGCCGGTGCTGGCCAACCCGAACCTCAGCTTCAAAGCGGATGTGGTGCCGTGATGAGCAAGAAGCTACGCAGTCACGTGCACGTGGCCGACGACGACGGGCGCATGCACGTTTTTGAGGCGGGCCAGGTGCCGCCGGCGTGGGCGACGAAGCGGATCACCAACCGCCGCGCGTGGGAGGGCTACGACGAGAAGGCCGAGCCCGAAGCGCCCGCCGAAGCGACGGACGGCGACCGCGAGCCGAGCCCGGAACACGGCAACCAGGGGGACGGCGAGCAGCCGCCTAGGCCACAGCAGCCCCCGGCATCCGGTTCCGGGTCGGGCGTTGGCGCATGGGCGGAGTACGCCACCGCGCTGGGCGTGGCTGTTCCCGAGGGCGCCAGCCGCGCGGAGATCCAGGCCGCCTTGGCGGCCGCTGGCCACGAGGTCGGCGAGAAGTAGGGCGCACCAGGCCCGTCGTTGCCGGGTGGGCAGCGGCGGGCCTGGTCACTTCAGGCCATCGGCAGCAGCAATCATCGAAGGGCTCCACTATGGGAGACGTCGTTTTCAACATCGCGAAGGGCCGCGTGGCGTACTACGCCGGGTTGCCGGCCACCAACGATGCGCTGATCATGATCCCGATCGAGGCCAGCGGCGTGGAGTCGGACGCGACGCTGATCGACTACGACACCGTGTCGGCGCTCCTGGCCGCCGCGAACAACGAGCAGTCGACCATGGGCCGCAAAACGCTCGCCAGCGTCACGGTCACCGTCGATGACACCAACAACCGGGTCAACATCGACGCGGCCGACGTCACCTGGACCGCCGCGACGGGCAACGCCATCAGCGACCTGCTGATCGCCTACGACCCGGACACCACCGGTGGCACCGACGCTGACCTGGTCCCGTTGTCGCTGCACGATTTCGCGATCACGCCGGACGGGTCGGACGTCACCGCGACGATCAGCGATTTCATCCGCTCGACCTGACCGGAGGGCGGTAGCCGGTGGCCGCGCCCACGTTCGTCAGCGAAGCCGAGACGTCGTTCGACACAACGACCAGCCCGAAGACGGTCGCCAGCGTCGCGGTTCAGTCCGGTGACCTGCTGGTCGTCAAAGGTGTCACCACTGACTCATCGACGACCCTGGCCACCCCGACGATCACGGTCGGTACGTCGCTGACGTGGACGCTGCGCGCCAGTCGGACGACCGCGAGCGAGTGCGCGGTCTACATCTGGACCGCGCCGTGCACCGTCAGCGAGTCGGTCACGGTGTCGGTGGCCAGCGCTGGCGTGGGTGAGCGGTACGGCTTCACGGCCGAGGTGTGGCGCGGACACGGCGGCGTCGGCACTGGAAACGTCGCCGGTGGCGGCTCGGGCGCACCGTCGCAGGCGGCCACCAGCTCGGCGGCCAACTCGGCCCTGAGCTACGCGTCCGGCGACTGGAACGCCGCCGACGGCACGTCGCGGACCTGGCGGACGATCAACAGCATCACGCCGACCGCTGGTAACGGCCGCGAGCGTAGCTACTTCCGCAACTCCAGCTGGTACGCGGTCTACTCCGGGTACTGGGAAGACGTCGCTACCGCCGCCGCCAAGACGACTGGCCTATCGGCGCCGGCCGGCCAGAAATGGTCCGCTGCCGTCGTCGAGGTCCTGGGATCCGTCGGCGGCGGTCCGGTCAGCCAGCCGGCCAACATCGCCACTGAGGCCAACACCGCCCAGGCGTTGGTCAGGCGAAAGACCCGGGTCGCCGGGACGGCCAGCCAGACCGGCGCGGCCCAGCCGGTTGTACGGTCCAAGCGCCGGACCGCAGGCACTGCGGCGGCAGCCGACACCGCGCAGCCGCTCGCAGGCAAGGCCAAGACGAAGGCCATCGGCCCGGCCAGCTCGCCCGAGGTGGCGCAGCCGCTCGCCGCCGCCAGAGTGAAGCCGCTCGGGTCAACCGCAACGGCGGACGTCGCGCAGCCGGTCGCGAAGGCGAAGCGGGCGACGCTCGGGCCAGCCGCGGCGAACGACACCGCGCAGCCGATCGTTGGGGCGCGAGTCAAGCCTCTGGGTGCGCCGACGGTCGTCGACGCAGCTCAGCCGGCCGGGCGTAGCAAGGCCAAGGCCCTCGGGCCGGTGGCGTCCCCCGAGGTGGCGCAGCCGCTCGCCAGGGTCCGCCGGTACGCCCTCGGGCCTGCCGGTAGCGCTGAGACGGCACTGTCAATCGTGCCGGCCAAGCGTCGCGCCCTGGGCGCCGCCGAGGTGGTCGACTCCGCTGAGCCGATCACGCCGGCCGGCAGCATCGTCGAGCAGGTCACACCTGCGACCGAGGTCAACGCGGCGCGCCCGATCACCTCGGCCAAGCGCAAGGCCCTCGGCGTCGCCGTCGAGATGGCCGCTGGCCAGGCGCTGGCCGTCAGCAAGGGACACGCCCTCGGGACCGCGACTGAGTCCACCTCGGCGCCGCCCCTGGGCATGTCGAAGGCGCGGGCGCTCGGCGTCGCCTCGGCCGCCGACACGGCTCTGGCGCTGGGACTCAGCGAGGCCGACGCGCTCGGTTTCGCCACCACGACCGACGAGGCTCGGCCACTCGGGAGGGCTCGCGCCTACGGGCTCGGCACTGCCGTCGAGACGTCCGCCGCGCTGGTGCTGACACTCGCCGACTCCGGCGACATACCCGGCTGGACGCCCCGCCCCGTCGACACGGGCTGGACTCCCCGGCCAGTCGGCGCCGGCTACACCGCACGCCCGTAGACCAGGAGGTGACCGTGCCGACCCTGTTCACGCGGGACCAGCTCGCCGCCTACGTCCAGCACGACGTCAACAACGCCACCTCCGACCTGCTGCACGCCATGCTGCTGGACGAGATCGGCGGCGCGTTCGGTGCCACTGCGGTGGCCGACCCTCCGCAGTCCGGGCTGCTCGCCGTATCGCTGCGGGCGGCCGCACGGGCGATGGAGAACCCGATCAACTTGCGGTCGGAGATGACCGGCTCCTACCAGGCCACGCACGCCACGGAGTCCATCCAGGGCGACATGCTCACGGAGTCGGAGCGGGAGAAGGTCGGCAAGATCCTCAATCCCGATGGGACCGCTGCGGCCTACATCGTGGACCTGCGCGACTCGGGATCCTCCTGCTATCTCGACCCGGCCTGGTAACCCGTGCGCGACTACAACTACCCGCACCGGGTGACCGTGGTCCGGCCAGCGTCGACCACGGACGCGTACGGCAACGCCACCCGCGACTACGCCGGCGGCACTCGCACCGAGTACGTGCTGGCCAACCTGCAGCAGCGCTCCCGCGACGAGCCGGCCGAAGAGGGCCGTGACGCCGCGATAGCCGGCTGGTGGATGGCGACGAGCTTCGACCTCGGCCGGCACGATCGCGTCGAGTGGGAGGGCATCACCTTCGATGTCGACGGCCCACCGGCGCCGGTGTACACGCCGCGAGGGCTGCACCATCGCGAGGCGAACCTGAAGGTGGTGGACGGGTGAGCATCCTGCCGATCGGCGGCCGGCGGCTGCGGATCACCGCCGTGGCGCACGCCTACATCCCCGCCCAGAACGCTGGCGCCGAGGTGATGCTGCACAACCTGCTCCGCCCGCTGGCCGAGCGTGGCCACGACGTGCGGGTGCTGCTGACGACGCCGGCCCCGGACGAGTACCTGGTCGACGGCGTGCGGGTCGGCGCGGTCGGCGGGGGTGCCGACCTGGCCCGGGCGGTCGCCGATGCTGACGTGGCGATCACCCACCTGCAGTCCACGCCGGGCGTCACGATGTTGGGCGCGCTGAACGGCACGCCGGTGGTCCACCTGCTCCACAACGATTTCGAGCCGTCCCGCGCCTACCTGGCTCGCTGGCCGGTGGCGCTGGCCGTGTTCAACAGCGAGTGGATGGAGAGGGCGTACGGGCACCGCGGCCCGTCGGTGGTTGTCCGCCCGCCGGTGCTGCCCTCCGAGTACGAGACGCACACCGCCGGCGACCGGGTCACGCTGATCAACCTGTACCACCGCAAGGGGTCGGCGCTGTTCTGGAAGTTGGCCTCGGCCATGCCTGACGTGCGGTTCCTCGGCGTTACCGGCGGGTACGGGCAGCAGGACGTACGCGACCTGCCCAACGTCGAGGTACTGCCCCACGTCCCTGCCGGCGAGATGGCCGGGCGCGTCTACGCCCGCACCGCGATCCTGCTCATGCCGAGCATCTACGAGAGCTGGGGCCGCACCGGCGTCGAGGCCATGTGCTCGGCCATCCCAGTCATCGCACACCCGACGCCGGGCCTGCAGGAGTCGCTGGGGTACGCCGGCCGGTTCGTCGACCGGGACGACGTCGCCGGGTGGGAGTACGCGATCCGTCAGCTCCAGGAGATCAGCGTCCGCCGCCAGGCCGGGCTGTTCGCCGCCCGCCGCGCCGCCGAGCTGGCCGAGCTGGCGGACCAGGACCTGACCCGCTGGATCATCTCCGTCGAGAACCTGGTGCGGCGATGAAGCTGGAGCGGTACGTACCGAACCGCCGCGGCATGGGGCAGATCCTTAAGTCCGACGAGGTGCGGGTGATCCTCGGCGCCGAGGCGGCGGTCATCGCCGGCAAGGCCCGGATGAGCTACACGGTCCTGCGGGCGCACGGCGTGATCGAAGAGGGCGTCGTCGAGGTGTACGTCGACACCAGCACGGGGCCGACGCGGGCCCGGGCGGCGATCATCGCCGAGCACCCGGCCGTGCCCGCGATCGAGGACAAGTACCACGTCCTGGCCGGCGCGGTCGGCAAGTCGAAGCTGAAGCGCCTCAAGGCACGCAAGCGCAAGCGGTCGGCGCAGCCGCGCCGGATCTCGATCAAGCGCGAGTACGCCGACGAGGGCGACGAGTAGTGACCACCTACCCGGACGCGGTCGCGCTGACCCTTGCCCACCTCGCCCCGCTGTTGGCGCCGGTTCCGGTCCGTAGCCGCGTGCCCGACCCCCGCCCTGTCGCCCTGCTGCAGGTCCGCCGCGTCGGTGGCGGCGATGGCCTGGTGCGGGATTTCCCGCTTCTGGAGCTGACCGCGTGGGACGCCGACGAGGACGACGCGCACAACCTGCTGATGTCGGCCCGCTCTCACGTCCACGCGATGCAGGGTCAGGTCATCGACGGCGTGCAGTGCTACACCGTCGCCGAATTCTCCGGCCCCCGCCAGTCCGATGACCCACGTACCGGCACGCCGCGGTACGTGATGACCGTCGAGCTCAGCCTCCGCGCCGAGTAGCACCACCAGTCCGCGCACCCAATCGTCCGGCCCGCACCGCGGCCCGGCCAGCCCAGCACATCCTTAAGGAGGATCTGTGGCACTGCTAGCTGCCGCGGTGAGGGTCGCGGTGACCGGCGCGGCCTACGTCGCCCCGGTCGGGACGGCGGCCCCCACCGACGCTACGAGCGCCCTGAACGCCGCGTTCATCGACCTCGGCTACGTCGGCGAGGACGGCGTCACCGAGGCGTATGAGGACGAAGTTACCGACATCAAGGCGTGGCAGGGCGGCGCTATCGTCCGGTCGGTCATCAGCGGATCCAAGGCCACGCTGAAATTCAAGATGATCGAGACCAAGGGCGAGGTGCTGGAGGCCTACCACAAGGGCTCGCTGGTGGTGGCTACAGCGTCCGGCAAGTGGAAGCTGGAGGTCGAGGCCGCCACTCCGGACCCGCGGGCGTGGGCGCTCGACGTGGTCGACGGGACCAAGCACATCCGCCTGTACGCCTCCAATGCCGAGGTGACCGAGCGCGGTGAAATCGTCTACGCCAGCACCGAAGCAATCGGCTACGAGGTGACCGTCACCCTCTACCCGGACGTGAACGGCGTGCTGATGACCAAGTTCACCGATGACCCGAACTGGGGGTACTCGTGATCGTCGATTCCTAATGGAGTCGGATCACAGCCCAACGACCAGCGGGGCACGGGCTATGCGCGGACCGTGCCCCGCTGCCATTCCCTCCGCGCACGCAAGGAGATCCGCGCATGTTCGACCTTCGCACCGCCGCCGCCGACGATGGCGACCTGGAGCCGTTCCCGTTCATTGGGCTGGATGGGAAGACCCACGAACTGCCCAACGCCAGAAGCCTCACCGGTCGCCAGGCGAGCCAGATGCAGCAGGATCTGGACGGTGTCCTGCGCGAGGTGGCGCCCGACGTCGCCGAGATGATGCTCGACCTGCGCACCGACCAGATCGAGAAGATCGCCGAGGCGTGGATCAACCACGCGCGCGAGGGGGCGTCGGAGGCGGGAAAATCGACGTCGTCCTCGGCGTCCTCGCCGGCCACGGCGAGGCCCTCGAGGCGGACCTCGCGCTCCGCGGCCTCCCGCACCCGCTAGACGCCTCGATCCGTCGGCTCGGCGTGCTGATCCTCGGGCTGATGCACGACCGCGCCAGCGTCCTGTACGCCGCGATGGCCGACCTGAAGCCCGGCGACTGGACGCTTGCCGAGCACCTGGCCGCGATTCAGGTGGACCTGCTGGCTGGCGGGAACTGGCAGCGCGCAGGGAAGAGGGGCGCGCCGAAGCCGAAGCCGATCAGTCCGCTGGCGCAGCGCGGCCGGACTCAGCACACGGGCGGGACGTCGCTTCCTCAGGAGCAGGTACTGGCGCTGCTGGCCGCCCGCGGCCCGGCGCGGCGGGACGAGAGCACGGAGGTGGGCGGCGATGGCGATTGAGGCCGGCGCCGCCTACATCTCTCTCCTGCCGTCGTTGCGTGGATTCAGTGCCCGGGTACGCCGGGAGCTGAAGACCGAGCTGCGTGGCCTCGGCGACGACTTCAAGATCGAGCCGAAGGTCGACATCCGTACCGCGGTCGCCGAGGCGCGGCAGGCGGTGCGCGCGGCCCAGGCATCCGCGCCTCCGCTACGGATTACGCCGGAGATCGACCGCAAGGTACTGCGCGACCTGGGAAAGACCGTGCTGTCCGGGCTGGCTGGCGTTGGCGCGGGTGCGGGCAAACTCGCCGGTCTCGGCCTGGCGGTCGGCACCCTCGCCACCGTGGCGGCCGGCGCTGTCGCCTCGGTCGGGGCGCTCGTGCCGGCGGTCGTGGCGCTCGGCGCTGCTGCGGTCACCGCATCCGGCGCGCTCGTCGCGGTGCCCGGTGCGATCGCTCTCGCGGTCGTGGGCGTCAACCTGTTGAAGCTCGGCTTGGTCGGGCTCGACGATGCTTTCAAGGCGGTCGCCAGCGGTGACGCCGCCAAACTCAACGAGGCGCTGAAGGTTCTGGCGCCGAACGCCCGGGCCGCGGTGCGCCAGCTCGCGGCCTTCAAGCCGGCTTTCGACCGGATGCGGCTCGGCGTTCAGGAGCGGCTGTTCGCCGGTTTCGGCGACCGGATCCGAGAACTGGCCAGGGCGCATTTCCCCGCGCTGACCGCAGGTGCGAACGCTTTCGCGACGGTCGTCAATTCCCGGCTGACGACCGCCCTCAAGTCCCTGTCGAGCGATGGTGCCCGGCTGGATCTCGGCATCATCCTCAAGGCGGCCGCGACCGCCGCTGGCAACCTCGGCGCCGCGCTGACCCCGGCGCTGGCCGCGTTCCGCGACCTGGTCACCGTCGGCGCGCAACTGACCGCCGAACTATCCGGCGGCCTGGTCGGCGTCGTCACCGACTTCGCCAAGCGCATCTCGGAGATGCGCGCCAACGGCGAACTGGAGCAGATGTTCCGCTCCGGCATGGCGGTCCTCGGCCAGTTCAAAGACCTCGCCGTGGACATCGTCGGGATCCTCGGCAACCTCGGCCAGGCCGCCAGCGCCGGCGGCAAGGGCGCCACAGGGATCTTCGCGTTCTTCGACCGTCTCAACGCGATCACCGGATCCGTCGCGGGACAGAACGCGCTCACGTCGCTGTTCACCGAGCTGGGCAACGTCGCCGTCGCCCTGACGCCGGTACTGGTTACCCTGCTGCAGGCAATCGTCCCGATCGCGAAGGGCATCGCCTCGATCGCCGTGGCGTTCGCGCCGAGCCTGACGACGCTGGTGCAGGCGCTCGGCGAAGCGCTCGGCGAAGCGCTCGCCGAATTGGGCCCCGCCATCGAGGCGCTCGCCCCGTCGCTGGGGATCCTCGCCCAGTCCTTCCAGCCGCTGGCGTTCATCATTAGCGACCTGCTCGTCGGCCTGGCGCCAGGCCTTGAGTCGATCCTGACCGCCGTGGCTGGCGCACTGAAGCTGCTGGTCCCGGCCGCGCTACCCGTCGCCTACGCCTTGTCGGGGGTGGGGGCCGCCGGTGCTCCCCAGATCAAAGTCCTAGGCGCGCAGCACGCGTACACCCTGATCTCCCTGTCTGGCCCGCTTGAAGGGCTGGCCAAGGCGGTCACTCCGCTGATCCAGTTGTTCGCTGCGACGTTTGTCGCCGCGCTCCAGCAGCTCCTGCCGCCGCTGATGGAGGCAGCAAAGACCGGCGTGCCGCTGCTCGCCGATGCCGGGCTGAAGTTGCTCGAGGCGTTCAGGCCGTTGGCCCCCGTCGTGCTGGAATTGGCGAAGTCCTTCGCCGGGCAGCTCACCGAGGCGCTGCCGAAGCTGACGGCGATGGCGCAGCAGCTCGTGCCGATCATCGGCCAGCTCGCGGCGACGTTCGGCGAGCAACTGCTGGTGTTCCTCAAGGACTTGACGCCGGTTCTTCCCGGCCTGGTCGCGTCGGGCCTGCAGCTGGCGCTGGCGATGGGGCAGCTTTTCATCGCGATCTCTCCGCTGCTGCCGCACCTGCTGCGGATGTCGATCCTCGGCGGCACTGTCCTCGCCGGGGCGCTGTACGTGCTGACCAGTGTGCTGCAGTTGATGGCGGCGCTAGTCCGCAACGGCGCCGCCAACATCGCCGGCCTGATCGGCATCGCGCGGCAGGTACCCGCAGCGATCAGTGCCGGAGCGGCCGCCGTCGGCCGGTTCGGATCCTCCGTCGCTGGGGCAATCACCAGCGCGCTGACGTACTTCCGGGGGCTGCCGGGGCAGATCGGTGCGGCGATCGGCAACATGGGCTCGCTGCTCTACAACGCTGGCCGTAACGTCGTCCAGGGCCTGATCAACGGCATCCAGGACATGCTCGGGCAGCTGCGCAGCATCGCCGGCGAGATGGCCGGCACCATCCGCAACTTCCTGCCGTTCTCGCCGGCCAAGACCGGGCCGCTGTCCGGGCGGGGCAATCCGCTGTACTCCGGCCGAGCGATTGCCAGCCTGCTCGCTGAGGGCGTGGAGTCGCGGATCCCGCTGGTCGCCGCGTCCGCTGCCGAGCTGGCGGCGGTGTTCGCGATCTCGCCGAGCCCGACTGGTCGGCTCCGGGTGGCAGGGATCTCGGGTGCGCCGGCGGCGCCAGCCGCCGGCCTGGCCGCTGGTGGTGGCACCGTCGAGGACCTGCTGCGGCGGCTGATCCTTGCCGTCGAGGACGGCAAGGAGATCACGGTCGACGGCGTGGTCATGGCCCGGACCGTCAATCGCGTCAACACATCCCAGGCGAGGCGCTGACATGTGGTTCGGGCGCCCCGGCGCGATGGAGGAACTGCCCCGCCCGACCGGGGATCTGCCGCACCCGGCTGACCTGCTCGCCGGTGAGCACGCCCTGCTCGGTGGCGGGGGCGCCGTGGACTACCCGGCGGGGCAGCCTGCCCGCCGGTACACGGTCAACTGGCAGGGCATCACCCACGACGAGTGGGCGGCACTGGACGCGTACACGTCCAGGCTGCGCGGCTACGGGCCGTGGGCGATGCTGCTGCCGGAGACCCGCCGCAACCTGCTACCGGCCACGATGGCGGCGGGCACCGAGAACGGGCTGACGACCGGCCTGTCCGTGGCTGGCGGGGAGTCACTGGCGTCGTCCACCGCGCAGGCGTACCTCGGCCTGCGGTCGCTGGCCTGGTCCCTGCCGGCGAGCGTGTCCAGCGGGCTGCTTACGCTCAGCCACCCGGTGTCGGCCTGGTACGGGTGGCCGTCCCCGGTCGGCCTGTCCTGGACTCTGTCGGCGTACGTGCGCTCTGGCGGCAGCGACAGCAGCTTCGACGTGCGGGCCCGGCTCCGTTGGCTCAGCGTGGCCGGCGCGACCCTGTCCACCTCGGATGGTACGTACACCGCCCAGTCATCCGGCGCCTGGACCCGGGTGTCCGTCACTGCCACCGCGCCGGCCAGCACTGCGTACGTGCTGCCGCTGCTGCAGGTCGACGGCACCGACGTCTCCGCAACCGCCACCGCCTACATAGACGGCGTGCAGCTACAGACCGGGGCGCTGACCAACCTCGCCGGCCTCGGCGGCTCCTGCGTGTCGATCGTCGAGGCGACCCACGAGATGCCCACCTCTGACTGGCACGACGTGACCTGGACGCTGCAGGAGGTGGGCTGATGCAGTCCGTCTCCGCCGAGCTGGCGGCCGCGATCGCGTCACCCGACCGGGCCTACGCGGTCCGGGTCTCGGTCGACTGGGACGACGATGGCCACGGCGGTGAGGCCACGATCGACGACCTGTCCCCGCTGGCCGGCGGCTTGAAGCTCGACCGGGCACTGGTCGGCGACCTGCCGGCCGAGGTTTCCACCATCGAGGGATCGGCGGCCGCCGAGGCGACGGTCGACCTGGTCCGCGGGCCGGGCCTGACCCGCACGGCGAGCATCGCGGTCCGCGACTCATCGGCCGCGGCCAGCACCACGGCGGCCTCGCTACTGGCGACGCTGGGTACGCCGCTGACGTACCAGTCCGGCGACTACCTGGTCGCGGTGCTGTCGTTCTCGGAGCCGACGGCGATCGTCTACCCCGGTGTCGCGTGGACGGTGCTGGACGACACCACGGACAGCACCACGCTGCGGCAGGTCATCTACGGCCGGTTCGTCGACCACCAGGATGAAGACGAGGCCGACGGGGAACTGGACTTCGGGCTGGACGTGGCCTGCGCCTGGTCCCTGATCGCCGCCGCCGTCGGCCCCACCGCGCAGCACCAGCCCGGTGTCGCCGGCCTGGAGGTCGCCGGCGCGGTGGCCGAGTCCGGCACCGCCACCGCGCACGTCGGACCGTCGACCGTGACGACCCGCGACGGGTGCGTGCTGCTGACCGCCGGCTCGTGGCGCACCGGCACCTCCGGCACCTGGTCCCCACCGGCCGGGGACACCGAGGTCGAGGACGTCCGCGGCACGGATGGCACCCTCAACATCGCCGCCACCCTGGCCGTGTCGGCGCAACTGGCCGCCGGCACGTACGCACGCAGCCTCACCACCTCGGCGAGCACGGCGACCGCGATAGTCGCGGTGGTAGCCATCGCCCCGGTGCAGGCCACCGACGAGCGGCACGGGGCCGGCTGGTACCTCAGCCCGGCCGGTGACGCCAGCGCGGTCAGCAACAAGCCGACGGCCCGGCGCCCGGCCACCATCGACGTGGGCCTGCAGACCTCGGCGGGCATGCAGTGGGTGCCCCGCCTGCGCGGCTACGTCCGCGGGATTGAGGCCGCCGGCGCGGCCCGCACCGCCACGCTGACCATCGCCGACCGGCGTGAGGACCTGCGCCGCATGATCAGCCTCCCGCCGATCGACGGCACGATCTACGGCGGCAGCGTGACGTGGGCGATCACGTGGGCGCTGATGGTGTGCGGGTGGACCCCGGCCCCCCGGCCGCGTGAGCTGCGGGAGACCGCCGAGTCGGCCGCCACCCCCGAGGGGCTGTGGATGGACACGGCCGCGGTGCTGCCCTGCCACGGGTCGCTGTGGCCGCTGGGCATCCAGCCGGTTGGCGAGCAGGACGATGGCAACTTCGGCGGCCCCGAGGTGTACGCCTACCAAGCCACGTTCGGCGTCGAGACGCAGGTCAGGCCGACCTTCGTGCCGGGTCCGTTCGTGCTTGGCGTGTTCGCCGGGGCGCTGTCGGCCACGGCGTACACAGTGATCCGGGGCACGCTGATCCGCACTGTCGCGTCCCTCAACCCGCTGGGCTCCGACACCGTCCCGCAGTGGGCCGGCCGCGTGGAGTTCTGGGTCCGCTCCGACGAGTTCCCCGATCCGTCGCCGCTGCCGGATGACGCCCCGCACCTGGTGCGGGTGGTGCTCGCCGAAAGCCAGGACACGAGCCTCGTGTGCGGCATCGCCGCCGACGGCGCCGTGTTCCTCCAGATCGTCGACACGGCCGGGCCGACGGTGCTGGCCAACGTCGCGACCGGCGAGCACCTGCCGCAGGATGCGGACCCGACCTGGTACGCGGTAGGGATCGGCTGGGATTTCAGTGTCGGCGCCGAAGACGTGTACTTCCGGTTGGCCGGCGCCGACTGGGATATCGACGTCGCCACCACGATCACCAGCGGCGTGGACTGGGGCGACTTCGACTTCGCGAACAGCGACTACGGCCTGATCTCGTACCTGCCGCTGGCCGACCTGCACATCAACGCCTCCGCGCCACCGCCGGGCGTGCCGTGGCTGGTCGACTCCACCGTGGTCGACGCGCACGTGGACCCGAGCCAACTTGAGCTGGACGTGTGGACCGAACGCCGCCGCACCGAGGCGTGGGAGCTGTTCAAGCAGTTCCGTGCCGCGGAGCAGGCGGTGATGTTCGCCGACGAGGTCGGCGAATTCTGGTACCGGACCCGCGCTCGCCTGCTGGAGCCGGCCGCGCAGGACCCGGTGCTGACCCTGACCGCGGAGGCGTCCATCGTCGACATCCGGGTGGCGGAGCGCATCGACTCGGTCCGCAACCACGTCGAGGTCGGCTACGCGGAGGCGTACGCCGCGCTCGACTACGTCTACACCCTCGCTGACCCGGTCCGGATCGACCCGGGCGCCGAGGTCGAGTTCAACGTGGTCCTCGACGACCCGGTGACGTGGCTGGACCAGGTCGCCGTGGTCTCCGCCGTGCCCGGCTCCGTCGTCTCGTACGTGCTGTGCCGTCTCGGGATCGGTGACTCCGACGCGGTCCAGACGGCCGGCATCACCGCCTGGGTGGTCGAGCTACCCGACCCGGGCACCGCGACGATCCATGCCGAGAACGCCGGCATGAACCGGGTC